TCTCAACCTCTAAATCGTAAACATAGATACCAGCCTCGATAGCAGCTGTGACAGTATCCGTAACATTGAAAGTCACAGTACCAGCAGCCCCGCCAAGGGTGATACCGGAAGACGATGTAATACTTAGAGCGGCAGTAGGTGAAGTAGGTGCTTTACGGAACTGTAAACGTGCTGTGCAACCAGTCAAATTGTATGGTGTACCAGCAACCTTCAAAGTCCAAACATCATCCCAAGTTGAACCTTGTGGCAACTCGAAGTCATATTTAGTTGGAGTAATCATTTCTTTGCCGCTTTCTTTGCAGCCTTCTTAACAGGCGCTGGAGTAGTTTCTTCTGGATCTGTTTCTTGGTATGGCTTAGCACCATGATGATATGCCTGATTTATTTCAGACACGATTGGATGCCAGCCTGTTGCATAGTCTGGTGTTGCCCAGCCTTTGATGTAGTTAGGGTGACGGCTAGTGATGCAAACTTCTCCGCCGTTGCGTTGGTCGCCTGAGATTTGGCTGGAAGTGTTGCCCTCGATGCAGAGAACCTGATTGTTTGCTAGGTGCAATACTGCAATGCCAACGTGGCTTACTCGGTTGATGCCATCGCCCGGGAAGTCAAAGTAAACGATAGACCCTGGCTTCACTTCACCATGGGTATGCCACAGGCCACGTTTCTTCCATTCAGCTACGCCGTTTGGTGTGTATGCAGTATTTGGGAAGTCATGGTAGCCAGCCTTATCTGCAACCCACATGATGAATAGGCCACACCATTGTGCAGGATTGCTTTTGAAGTGCCGTCCATATTTGGTGATGTTAACTGGCTTCTCGATGTAGCCAACTTGGCTGAAAGCAATTTCCAGCATTTCTTGAACTTTAGGTTGCTTAGCCAAGGTACACCGCCTGCATCATGTGGTCATTCAAAGTGACTGTGGTTGAAGATGCGGCTTGGGCTTGAACTACGCAAGTGATGGCTGTGTTTGCTGTGCCGTCAAGTAGGAACGTGGTTGCGCCAGATGTATTACCAGTACCAGTACCGGCAATCGAGCGAGCCTTATTGGCGGCAAGTGTTGCTCCACCGCTGACATCTACGCTGATCCACCAGTTGACTGCACCTGATGCTTTGCCGTTGCCTGAGAAGTTGAGCATAATCAAACCGCTTGCTCGAGGAGTGAATGTGTAAGACACAGATGATGGACTGTTAAAGTTTACAAATGATGTGGTAACACCAGTACGAGAATAAGCGGTGTTGTCATCTAGGTCTGAGCTGTTAGCAACGTCAATGAATGCTGAGCCTGATTCTGCACCATCAAAGAAGTCTTCAAGTGACTGTGCTAGTTCCTGAATCTTTGTGTCACCTGTGTTGATGCTGTCAGTCCCAGTTGGGTACGGAAAGCCGTAGTTTGTTGTTGTTCCTGCCATAGTGTTTCCTTAACTTGGATTGTAAATAGTGGACGGCACAACGAGGAGTGTAGCCTCGGCGTGTTTCTGGGTTAAGTTTAATTGAACGCCCCGAATCATGTAGGTGTGATTACCACCATACGCATCTGGGATATTGGTCAAAGGCAAGCGAACTGGCTTAGTGGACTTGTAGAAGTTTTGCCATTCGCCAGCAACATGAGTTAAAGCATCCAAGTCAATAGTCAAAGATTGCAGATAGTTGCTGGCTTCTTTGTAGGCGTTGATTTTGTCTGTGATTACTTGTAAGCGGTCTGCAACCGAATTTTCGTATGAGACCCCAAAGTCTTGATAGCGATTGCCATTGGCGTTATATGAAGTGCTGTCTAAAAATGCGGAAGTGCTGGATGCGTCATAGTTGGTGACTGTGGCATTGTTGATGATGTTGCCAAAGTTCTGGGCAGAATTGAGACTAGACCAAAGCACGCAGCTTGTCGCATCGAGTGAAGTGATGGCTGTGTAATTGGTGTACCCGGCAGAAGGCGAATTAAGAGTGATGGTCTTATCGTCAAACCAGAACCAGCCGTCAAGTTTATTTGACCAAAGAGTTGTCAAGACGCTGAGAATATCTTGCCCATCTAAGTCTGCGTTTTGAACATCGGTTGTTCTGAATGCTGCAATAGTGTCAGAAGTGAAAGTCAGATTTGATTTGTTGTTAGTGAAAGTATCCCAAGTGCCTTCGGCTTTATCCCAAGTCATTCCACTAGGGACTTCATCCCAAGTTGTTTTGGCAAGTTGCTGATTGAAAGCGCTTGGAATAGTTGTCCAATATGGGACACCACCAATAGTCAAATCACCATAAATAAGTTCAGTACTTAGCCTCGATGTTGCGCCCAGTAGATCCAATTCTACAATCTGGTCTGTGCTAGATGTTTGAACAGGTGAGCAGGTGTAACCCTGAACTATGCCAGTCCAAGTGACTGTACCTGTTGCACCCTGAGGCGTAATAGTGAAAGTAGCTTCTTTACCTATCCACCAGTCAGGAGTTAACTCAACACCATAAAGAGTTGGTAAACCTATGAAGGATGCTTGAGCGCTAGGTGGCTGAGGCAATTCGTAAGGGTTAGTTGAACCAGTAGTTATTGTGAGACTATCAAGTTGCGAACCATAAGTGTATCCACCAATGTAGCCTGTGACTGCAACTGTGGTTGTGTATGAAGTAGGCATTAGTTGAAGCCTAGAATCCCAGCCTGAGCGCCACCATTTAATTTAATCTTATTCAAAGTCTTTTGGATAGCACGAGCAGACTCACGAGCATCCGCAGCACCATTAACAGTCACGTTGATTACAACAGGTTTCTGTTGACCAAAGCCTGTTGACTTGTACATATAGTCAAGAGCAGCAGAAGCCGAACCGCCATAAAAATCTTTAGGTTTGTTAGGGCGCTTATTACCACTACCGCCAGCAAATAATTGACCTACTTGATTGCCCGACATACCAGCAGCTGCACCAGCAATATCGTTACCAACATTGTTTCCATAGTCCTGAATACTTTTAGCGCCAGCATATGCAGCAAGAGCTGCAATAGCGCCACCTGCCGGACCACCAGCAATCGAACCTGCCGCCCACGCAGCTGCGGCAATAGCAATCTTTGGATCACTAAGAAGCCCAGCCATTAAACCTTGCTGGCCAACCTTTTTTACAAGTTTTGATACTTGCTCAACAACACCAGGCAAATATTTAGCCATCATCTTAATTGCATCAGCAAAGGCTTCCGCGAAATCAGTAATAACCTTTTGGCCTTTAGGGCTGTTTAGATAATTAACCATCTTTTCGATTTGAGGCATGAGAGCCACACCAATAGATTCCTTGGCCTCGTCAATAGCAATATTGAAGCGAGCAAACTTTCCGCTCATAGTTTCAGCAGCTGCGGCTGATTGTCCTGTGAAAGTCTTGTTTAATTCTTTAGCAGCTGCATTAAAGTCTTTGTTCTTAATAATTGAAGCATCAAGTGTTATACCCATGCGAGTCAAAGCACCGAGGTTGCCTCCATACGCTTTGGCTAGGCTTAAAGAAACAGTATCTAAATCTCGGCCTGTGCCAGCCGCTATATCCATAGCCAAGGCTTGTAACTTTTGTGCTTTACCAACCTTGCCAGTAGCGACTAGCAATTTTTCTAATGAAGGGCGTAACTTGTCATCAGCCACACCCGAAGCACGTTGCAGTTTGTCAATATACTTTTCAACAGATTTGATTTGAAGGTTGCTGGCTTTAGTGGTGTTCTTCAAAGTAGTAGCGAGTTTGACCTGAGCCTTCTCATCAGCAATTGCAGCTTTAACGCCGTCAATAGCCAACTTCGCTGCCAAACCTGCAACTGCAACACCAGCAAGCGCAAACGCTCGACCAATCTTTGCAGCGCTGGCTTTCATTTTCTGACCGAAAGTTTGTGTCTGTTTAGTGGCTTTATCTAGGTTGCTACCAAACTTTGATGTGTCAGCAAGTAACGCAAGTTTTAAGACTCTACTCTTAGTATCCATTAGTTACTCCATTGGTCAATAAGTTCATCAACAGCCTGATACCAGCGCCGTCTAATCTCAGGTTGCATCTTGCGCAAGGTTGGGAAAATCCACCAACCATTGTTACCGCCAGAAGCCGTTGGGTATGAACGCTCAGGGAATGAACGGCCACCATTCTTTAAGTAACCTCGGCGAGCACCAAACTCGACACCAAACAACATATCGCCGACAGTTCCACCGTTGCGACTATAAGCCGTAATCTTTTTAGATCCACCAATAGAGATGGTAGGCAACCGGTCATATTTTGCTTTGATGGTGTTAGCAATAATCTTCTGCCGTTTAGAACTAGCTGAGAAACGCAAAGAAGTAGCAGTCATTTCGCTAATCTTTAACACTTCTTTTTTGAGTTCCGTGTTGGCTTCTTTACCCATCGAGTTCATGACTCGAAGAAAGTCTTTCAAGTCTTTATCATCTATCCGCAGCTGCACATTCATTGAACGACTAGATTGGGTGTCGCCACTCTTGGAAGCAAACGGGTTTGGGTTAGTTGCCATCTGCTCGCCTTTCTAATATGTGAATCACGGTTCTGATAATGTCTTCATCTTGTTCCAGCCAGACACTGGGAGGGATTTGTGTGGCGACTGCCAACTCGGCTA